ATCATCGGGGCTTTTAAATTTGCCACCAATGAGCTCTTCCTGTTGCTCTTGCTGCTCAGCCTCTTGAAGAGCTTGCAGATCTTGCTCGCTATAAGGTCCCGTCTCTTGAGACAGGAAATTGTCAGCAATGACTTCCATGATCAACCGATCCGAACGGTCAGATCAGGATAGATCCAAACGGGCCGCTTGTTTTTGGCAGCAGCAACGTACTGTTCGTAAACTTCAGGCTTCTTAGCTTTCAGCTCTTCGATCAGTACATCCATTTTGGATTTAGGTGCGGCTTTTTTAGGAGCCTCAGAAACCTCCAGGGGTTCCTCCACCAGCGGCGACTTCTTGATTTGCCCGGATTGAGTCATTTTCAGCTTTAACGAGAGCGGCCTGTTTAGCAGGATCGTTATTAGGATCTTGCGCGGCCATTTGTTGCTGCATCATCATAGCTGTTTGCTGCTCTTCAGCCATGAGATCTTCGTCTGACTTAATCAACTTGTAAGTATCAAGACCGTCAGAAGCAGCAAGGCGGGTAATCAGCTCACGGCTATTAACGTATTTAGCCATTACCTCAGGACCCAGAGTGCCAGCAATGGTTTGCAGGAACTCAATCAGTTTGGCCTTATCGTTACCACGGCCAAGAGCATCAAGACCAGTGGTGATCTGAGGTTTTACAACATCCTTAGGAAGTTTCGGAAGACGCCCTTGACGCTCCATAAGAGCCATCTTGCGATTGACCAGAGGAAGCTGCATCTCAACGCTCAAGATGCTGTAAATGCCCCCCAATCCTGCTTCCAGCTCCTGTGCAACCATTCTGATTTCTTCGGCTGTCACTCGGTCCCGGCCAGAGGTACCAGCTTGGATGGCACTGTTAAGCAGGAACGCAAAGCTAAGGCGTTGTTCAATGCGAGCAATGGTGTTAAGAGCCACCGTAAGGTCTGCCTGCTTTTGCATTTGCAGAGGAGCTACATCATTTGGATCACCTGCAACAATTGATCCATTAGCAGCCCGAGCAAGAGCGTCAGGACGAGTCGTACCGTTTGGCTTGCAGAGGAAGATGATCTTTGCTGCTGCTGCAGAGCCCTCAACGATTGCTTTAGAAAGATACTCAAGGCTCTTGAGGTCACCCAAAAGCTCCTCACAGTAACCACGACCGTAGGCTTCATGAGCCACGCGGAACATACGAAGGGGAATCCAGGGGCTCTTTTCAATAGGAACAGAACCTTTCTTGCCAATCTGTTTTGCGTAAGCTTCTTGGTACCAATTACACCGATCAGCTTTGTAATCCCAAGTGATATGGGTGTAGAGGAAAACACTCTTATCTACAAACTTGCCATCGTTGTTTTTAGGTGCAACTTTTTCAGGCAGCACATCAGGGCTAACTTCTTCACGCACCACAACCTCAAGGATGTTCCCTTCAGGGTCACGGTTCAGCACAAAAGACTTCAGTGGATAAACCCTGGTGCCACTTTCAGCGACATACAACAGGGCGTTACCACCAATGATCAAGTGCTTGAGGGCCTCAAACAGCGCCGTGCGATCACCAGACTCTTCAATGTCCCGCATCACTGCGCGTTCCATCAAAGCCAGTTGTTGATCAAACTCTGACTGCAGCTCCTTGTAGTTCTCAAGTTCCCGCTTCAGCTTCATGTCGTCTACAGAGAGACGGAAGAAAGCTTGGTTAGGAGGCAGCAAAGCAATCAGCAGCTTGCTAGCCAGGTTGTTGACACCACGAGCACCAAGACCTTGGTAGGTAGTAGCAATCTTTGTGTAAAGATTTTTACCAGTACTACGGTCGTTTTCGGTAATAAGAGTCGGCAGAGTGTATTTGCTGCACTCAATGGCTCGATCCAGATAAATAGTCTTTTCCGGCTCAAGTGCCGAATAACGAGCCGCAGCGTTAGACATTCAAACCACCAGTTGCAGTACTTGCCCCCATACCCATACCGCTAGCACCAGCAGTAAGAGGGGATTGTATCTCCAAACTAGTACGCAGTGCAGCAGGTGTGCCAACACGACGGCGAACAGGAGAGCCAACGTTAGAAACACCCTGCTGACGTTGAATGGCAGCTTGCAGTTGGCCTTGTTGAATAGCTAAAGCAGACTGAGACTTTTGCTGAGCAATCTGCTGCATTGCTGTCTGCTGAGCCATCTTGGCGGATTCAGCAGCTTGAATCGTTTGAAGACGGCTTTGCTCAATCTGTTGCTGGAACTGCTGAGAACGTTGAGAAGCCTCAGCTTGCATCTGTTGCACTTGACGCAACGCTGCTTCACGAGTGGCTGCTGCTTGAGCTCTAGATGCCTCAGTTTGTTGACGAGCAGCTTGAGAAGCTTGATAACCAGAGTAAACCTGAGCTGCTGCACCAAGTACAGAGCCGATGCCTAAAATCCAGTTGAGAGAATTGTCCTTAGCCATCAGCTGTACTTAGTTTCTACTTGTAAGTTGTACTGGTCTTTTAAATGCCGTACAACAGATACTTGTCCAGCAGCAAACCAGATAAGTTTCTCTTCCATACTAAGGTCAGGAGATTTATCTGGATACAGCTCTTCTAGGTATTGAATAATCTCTGGTTCGATGTAAGGAATCATATGTTCAAGCCAGTTGGATTGACGCGACCAGGAGCGGTACCACCATAGCCACCAATACCAAACCGACCACTAACACGAGTCCTAGAAACCCCAGGTTGTCCAACGTTTTGTGATCTTCTGGTTTGTTGTGTTTGCTCTGGAGCAACTCTTTGAGCTTCTTGGCGAGCTTGAGCTGCACTCAAAGATGACTGAGCACGCTGTCTATTTACAACAGCTTGCGATTGCTTCTTAACAACAGCAGCTTGTTGTTGAGTTTCAGTTAAAACTTTTTGATATTCAGTTTTAACTTTTTCTTCTTCTTTTTGCTGTTGAGCTAAAGCGTACTTCTGCTCTGTAATAGCTTGAAGAGCTTTGTTTGATTCTCTTAAGTAATCAGTTTGCGCTTGCTGAGCTGCATCAAATTGAGCAATGTAATCTCTAAAGTTTCCTTGACCTACTTGAAAAGTAGGTAGTTTCATTGAGGGAGGAGCTTTGTAACCATAAAAAGGTTCTTCAACATCAGAAGCGCTGCCTAACAGAATCTGTCGTTGGTTAAAGCTGTTCCAAGCTTCATTGAATTGACGCCTTCCGTTTTCGGATTCCCGTGCGTTACGTCTAGCTCCAGCAGTGTCGTGACCACCAAGAGCTTTGTTTGCTTGATCCCAATAACTACCAGGAAACCAAAGTTCAAAAAATTGATCTTGGGTAATCAGCGCCATAACGTAACCCCTTATAAATTAAGCGTAGCTGGGAAGGTCAGAATTACTCGTCTCAAAGAACGCAGGCATCCGAGCTCGTTGGGTTTCAATTAAACCTTCAGCTTTACCTGAGTACATCAGGCTGTCGCTTTGATCCAGCCAAAACTGCTTGTCCAGATACTTGTTGTCGGAACTACCAAGGGGTTGCATCACCCAGTTAATAGTTGCCTTACGCAATTTATCAAGAGAAGGAGAGACACTAAGCCCCAGCTCACGACAAACAAGGCTATTGGCAGCAACGTGAACTTGTTCATCACGAGAGATGTCAGCAGATACCGTTCTCAGTCCAGCGTCACCGTTGAAACGGAAAAAGGGAAGTAGGACGAAGAAAATTGCACGCTCGGCCACCATTGCTTTGAGGACCGTGTGATCTGGATGTTGAATCCATGCATCCCTAAGCTTGAGGGCTTCGGATTCAGCCTTCTCATCCATGCCCAAAGCGTTGGTGATGTAACCGAGCGCAAGGTCATGCTTTTCCTCGTCTTTGATGTTGGATCGTAGGAGGTCCACTGACGCCTTAGGTACTTCATTTTTCAGTGCTTCATCAATAAAGTCACCAACAGGCAGTTCCATGTGCCGAAGGGCAAGAGCCCGGAAGACTGTTTCCTCCGAGCCCTCTTTCAGTTTGCCAGCGGTTGATTGAATAGGAGTCCAAGTGCGCTTACGGGCTAGCAGTTTCTGATACGGGTTCATTCGGCGCAATCGCATTGAGGTTCAGAATCTCCCTCCAACAAATTGGCAAGGTAATCCTCAACATCTACATCGCTAATAGCGGCGTAGGCATTGGATTTATCTTGGATGTCGGCCATTACTTGAAGAGAGTAATACAAACTCTTCAAGGGGGAGTTCAACCATCGTGACATAAATTGACGGTCCATGGATGTCATATCCGACCACCAATTCATAGAAATTGCGTGAGCCATTCCCGTGCTATCCATCAGCCGTTGCCACTCACAGTTCAACTCGAAAAATGTATCCCAACCAACTTGTTCAGCGGTCTCACATTTGGGGTTGAACTTGTAACTTTGCACACCAAGAGTGGCACTATCACGATCTACATCACGGCTAATAGGAGGTGAGATTTCGGGGGTTGTAGTAAACCCTTCACGATCTACATAGCGGTACGCACAAGACGCTGTAGGAGCCACTGTGAAAGCTCGTGACATTTTATGGTCAGCAGCCACCTTAGAGGCCTCCATAAAGCCCAGGAAGATGGCGTGAGCAATCTTACCGGCTTTGGTTTCAGCGCTACCTACACCCAGGTTCTTGCGACGCAAAGCACCCACAAAGTCCTCATAGGTCACGCCTTCAATA